GTATGTTGCTTTTTTGAACGAACTGTATTGTATGTAGGAGTAGTTCTTCTATTATTAACAATTTTAGTTTTTGTATTATTAACATTAGTACTACTTATATTTCTCCTTGTATTTTTATCCAAATAAACTGTTCTATTTACTTTAACGGGTTTTCTTTGAGTAACTATTTTTGTTTTTGAATTACTTTGGTTATAAGGACTATAATTTCTAGTATTAGTATTTGTATTAGGAGTATTCCTATGTCTAGCTATACTATTTCTTTTATTCTGATATTTATTTCTGTAATAATTATTATTCGTATAATGATATCCCGAATTGTAAGTATAATATGAACTATAATACCAAGGAGTATTCCAATAATTTCTAAAAGACCAATGATTATATCCATACCAAGAATTATATCCAAAATTATTCCAATTATAATATGGATAAGAATAACCATATATAAAAAGATTATCATAATAACATGGAGTATAATTCCATCTACTAAAGGAACGTTCAAAATATAAACGTTGTCTTAAGGAATAATCATTCATATAATAATTATTATTAATGACTGCTTCTAATTCTTTTGATTCTTCTGATTCAACATATACAGTATCAACAATATAAACCGTATCTTTAGATTGAATATTTGGATGCTCTTCTGCTTCTTTTTGAATTCTATATTTTTCATAATTAGATAATTCTTCTTTTTCTTGAGTTAAAGCTATAGAACTAAGAAAAATAGATAATAAAATAAAAATTAATTTTTTCATGTTTTAAATTATTTTAGTGTGTTTAATTGATGATATATATAATATAGTATAAAAATCGTACCAGAAATTCATTTTTTTGTTAAGAAATGATTAAGTTTTAAGAAAAATACTAAAAATATTTAACTAACATTATTTACAGAGATAAATAGAATATATAAAATAAATTATCTTTAAATTATGAGAAAATTTGGCGACGTTTATAAAGAACAAGTTAATGAAAGTGATCAACAACATGAGTCTAAAATTGTAAGTAATTTTAGAGAAATATATAATTCATTATTAGAACATTATAATTTAACCGCAATCCATGACCTAAATGAAAAGAGTCAAATATCTTTTCTTTCAGAATTAAATCAATATTGGTCAGAAGAAAAAGGTTTAAGTGAATTAGGAAAAAACTTTTTGAAGAAACGTTCATTAATATTAACTGAACATTCAACTCCACTTCAAAAGAAAAATTATCTTAAGAGTAAATCTAATATTTTATTAAGTGAATCATTACGTCAAAATGATCTTAAATTTAAAATTTATTCTATAATTGATGAAATGTATCAACAAGTTAAAGGAGAGAAAATTAATGATGTTTTATCTCCTAATATGATTTCAGATATAATTACTGAAGCTTTTGCAGAATCATTAGATGATTTTGTTACAGAGATTAGAACCGAAATTTCGGAAAGTGCTAAACCAGAAAAGAAGGAAGAAAAGAAAGAAAAACTTAATGAAGAAGTTACAGTAAAAGTACCTAAAGTATATCTTAGAAGAAAAAAATAATATAAACCATTAAATATGAAAGGGAGTTAATAGCTCCCTTTTTTATTTGGACCATCTTTTTAATGCAGCCAATCTAATTTTTTCTTTATGATCTTCTGAAAATTTCTTACCTTCCCAACACTTTGTGTGATTCTTTTGCATTTTATGTTTGGTTTCTTTTGAATGTTTTTTCCCGACATTTAATCCTCGTAAATTTTCTTTAAATTTTTCAGTTCTTTTTTTTCCAACATTTTTTCCTTTCAGAGCTATACTTAATTTTTCTTTTGTTCTATCTGAATGAGGTTGAATTAATCCAGTATGTGATTCACTTAATTTTTCCTTTGTTTCTTTTGATCTCTTTTGTCCTAGATTTCCATTTCGAATCTTTTCTATAGTTTCTTTAGAATGACAACCACTTACTCTTAAACCACCAGTTGGACTTAGATTATATCCATTAGGAGCTAAAGTATTATATTCATAAATGAATTTTTCTTGAGCACTAAAAGCTTTTTGTTTAGTATTAAAAAATTCTAAAATTTCTTTACTAAAATTTTTTCTGCCATATTTTCTTTTAGCATTTTCAAACAGAGGCTTACCACTTCCTAAATACCCATCATCTAAACAATTTGTTGAATGATCCCCTATATATTTTTTGTTATTAACTAGATTAGTAATAACATAAATATAATTAAAATGTTTTTCCATGGTTAATCGTTTTATTTTGAAAGATATATAATAAAAGTGGGACAGCTAGTTTAATCGTCTAGTTGGCTTACCTAAGGCCTTACCACTTTTAATATATATTCATAAAATAAAAATAGATATGTTAAACACAATTAAAACCCTCATACAAAAAAAGGGTAAATCGTATATAGAAAAAATACTTAGTTCAGAAATTACGATTACTGAAAAACTTGATACGTTTAGAATTCTTTTTGAAAAGAAAGATAATAAATTAATTTTTTATAAAAAAGATAATTCACCCATTACATTAATAGAAAGAACATTAAACGATATTTGGGAACAAGCATTATTAGAATTACCAACTTTAATTGGAGAAACTGACCTTCCGGAAGGAATTAAATTTGGAGTTGCATATACTCCTGTAGAAAGACCACTAAGAATTCCTTATACAAATCTTCCAAAATATATTTTAACAGATATTACTAAACGTCATGGAACTGGAAAAAAAGTTATTGAAACATATAATTACGATGAAGTAACTCAATGGGCCGGGATATTATGTATGGGAAGACCTCCAGTATTATTCAAAGGAAAATTAAATGAAGAACAAAAACGTCTTTTAATTGCTTATGATACAAAAGAATATGATGGAGAATTTGATACATTCGCTGAAATGATTACCAAAACATTAAAATCATCATATTCTAAAGAAGATATTATAGAAGGAGTTGTAATCAAATCAGGTAGAAATTTATTACAAATTATTTCTTATGAATTTGAAATTTTAAATGAAGCGTATAAAAAAACAACCGGGTCTAGAGATTTTTATGATATTGTATTATTAAGTTTAAATGAATTTATGCGTTCATATAAATTTCCTAAAATAAAATCTAAAATATTTGAAGAAATGTATCTTGAAATTATTAATGATATATTTGTAAAATATTGTAAAACAGAAAAACTTAGTGAAGGTTTAGAACCACATTATTTAACTGCTCCTCAATATGGACATATGGGAAATCTTAATACAAAATTTATTACAAACAAAAAAGCATTAGAATTTATAAAAAAAGATCCGATTTATGAAGCTCTTTATAGAGTATTTTTATCTTCATTTAGAAAATATAAAAAACCTTTTGGTTTATTAACTGAAAATATTATTAAAAATTTTAATACATATGTTGGTATTATTTCTAATATAACTAATGAAAATATTTTAGATAAAAGCATTACAAATTTAAATGAATCACGTTCAGAAAATATTGTAGTAAAAACATTAAAAAGAAGACAACCTAACGATGTTGATAATATGAGAATTATTGCATCAATACAAAGCGCATTTTTACCTCAAATGTTTAATATTCCACAAGGAGAAAATAAATGTGCAATTTATTTAACTTCTTTTAAACCATTTACAAATGCGCAAATGACAAATCTCGAACAAATTCATAGCCAATGGAACGTTCCAGTTATATTAGCAGCAATTGGAAATAAAAGAAATATAAAAGGAGAAAAATTTCATTTAACTGATAATTTAATTTCTGGTCAGATGAAAACTTTATCAAACTTTAACAAAAACTTAATTCCAGCTTTTATGTTATTAGATACATGGAATTTAAAAGAAGTTTTTGAATTTTGTAGACCTCATTTTGAACCTCTTATTATTTTTACTGATGTAGGTAAAAAATCAGAATTATCACTTCAACTATTTTATGAAGAAGAAATTATGGGTGGAAAAATTAATGCTCTCCCAGAATTTAATATAGGAGAAATGGAAAATAAAGATTCTTTAGCAGGATATAGAGCAATTGAAGATGGTAACGGAAGTTTATTTATGGAAGTAACTCCAAAACCTATTCATAATTTTTATGATAGTATAATAAATGAATATAGAACTTGGGAAGGGGCAGAAATTGCTCAATTTGAACCTATCAAATATCCTGAAATAGAAAGATAAAATAATTTTTAATCATGAAAAAATTAAATGAAGACGTAATTATTAATGATCCTCAATTAGCGCAACAATATGCTAATGGACAAACACAACTTATTAATAATGATAAACAAATTAATGCTCTTCAACAGCAAATAAATAAAATTGAACAAACAAAAGTTCAAATTAGTAAAAAAATGGCTGAAATAGAACAAAAAGCAGCTCAAAATCAAGGTACTGAAAAATCTCCGGAACAAACTCAAATTGATCAAGCTGCACAAGCTGCACAAGTTGCAGCAACGAATGCAGCAACAACAGCTCAAGGTAACATAACTTCAGAATCTTTATTAGAAAAAATTAATGAAGATATGAATGAAAAAGAAAAAATTCAATTAGAAATTGATCAATTAGCTGATCAATTAGTTTATTTAAGTGAACATGGTGGTGAAGCAATTGAAATTGAAGAATTACATGATGAAATTCAAGTTTTAGCAAACCAATTGAAAGAAACAGATTTTGAAACAATGCAATCAGAGTTGCATGATCCTCAAGAAACACCTTGGCAATCATTTCAACCTGGAGAAAATTCAGATTTAGATCAAAACTTAGATTTGGGAGAATATCCAATTGATGAAGCCGATGAAGAAGAACCACGATTTACTAATATGGTTGGTTTTCCTTATGATGTAAATAAAGAAGGTCGTGCTATTAAAAAACATTCTCCTATAAGATCACCTCGTCAAAGAAAACTCAGACCATGGTCAGATGTTAAATTAGATAAATATGATCAATTTGATAGAGATATTACAGATTTAGAAGATGATATTGAAGAATTAGAAGAAGAAATAAAATATAAATTGGAACAATATCAATCTCC